CGATGATATTAAAAATTATTTTTTCGTACCACCGAAGGTTACACGAGACTGCCTATCAACATTGATCGGCATCCTCTGGTCTTGCTCCTTCATTAGATCGTTTTCTACGGCTTTGCTTCGATCAACATGACGATTAGTCATGTAGTCTTGTCTTTGCTTCGCAATCTCTTCGGGTACCTTCGCAAGTAGAAGGCCTCCAACCCCAACGACTCCCTTGTATTTGCCTTCTTCGACAACAGGATAATCAGATGCGTTTTCTATTTCTTCGGCACGAACTAATTCATATCCTTCTCTTAATCTTCCAGATATGTTTTTCGTATCTTGAAATCCAACGCTCTCTGCTCTTATCCATCTATACCTGAACCCATCAGGTGCAGGGGGTGCATCTAGAGCTGACGGATGGACCCAAACTTTTGGTCTTTCAGTCTTTGACCTAGTTTGACTCGCACGAGAAGTTTTTATGTTATCATTTTCCATACGCTTATGCCTCCTTCGTGGTTTTTAATTGTTTTGCGTACTCTTCGAGTGGCACTCCTAATTTTTTAGCTATTGCTACTTGAGAAGAAGTGAGTCTCACAGTCTTGCGTCCTGGTTTTACGCTTCTATTAGCTGATGCAACCGTTTGCACGGGAGCGGACGTTTTCTCTGCACTATTATTACCGAATTTAGCGGGAAAGTCAACACGCATTCTTTTATCAATCTCTTGATAATACTCTTCAGAAGTCGTGTCATAACCTTCACCTTCTAGATCCTGGTGGTGTGCTATAGCTGTATTAGTCATGGCTCTATCAGTACCAAACCATGTATTCTTTACAGCCCAAGCCTCTGCCTTTGGATCTGGCATCGGTGTTAATTGTTGCTGATTCTGTTCTACGTTTCCACTGTTAACAGGTTGTGCAGGTTTCTCGTCTTTAATCTGCTCCCTGTTTTGTTTCGCTTGTTTTATTCTAGCATTCTCAAAAGATAATTCTGCTATTCTTTTGTTAGCTGCAATTTGAGCTTTGGCATCTGATGTTTCTATAGCTGCCGCAAGTTCTCTTTCCGCAGCCTCTAATCCAGCATTGATGTTTTTTTCAAATCTATCTAAATTATCTAAATCTGATTTTTGAAAACGAGACTCTGCTTCTTGTCTCTTTTGTTCCACAGATTTAGCATATTCGATAGCAGCTTGTTCTCTTCGCTCTGCTTCTCTCATTTTACGAGTAAGCTTTGCAATTCGAGATTGAACGCTTTTACTATATTCTTCTAATTTTCCGTCGTCCTCTTTTACTTCTTCTTGTTTCTTTGTTTCTTGAACATCCAACTGCTCATCAGATTTCTCAGATGAATCAGTGGACTCAGTATTGTTTTCAACTGTTTCATTTCCTATCTCCACTTCATTTTCTTTTTTTTCCTCTTGCAGATCTATTTCTGCACCAGGACCCGATGTATCGATATCAACAGTCTTATTTTCTTCTGGCATAGTTACTCCTTCCTATGTTAAAACTCATGCAAGATGTCCTCTGGACTATCAATTGTTGCTAACACTTCATCGTCGTTTAGCAGACGAATCTCGCCCCCATCTATCTTAATTCGGCTACCTGCATAACGCGCAAACATAACCCAATCATTTACCTTGCACCATGGACCCTCTGGATATCTCTCTTTATCCCTATAACAATCTGGACCCATAGCTAAAACTAAACCACATTGAGAAGCAACTTGTTGTTTCTCTAAAGTAGTTTCAGCTAATACTAAACCACCTTTAGTTTTTTCTTTCATCTTGAAAGGTAAAACTAAAAGTCTCCAACCCGTTGG